TGATGAATGGGTAAACGATAGTCATTCCCAATCAGAACATACAGGTATAAAGGCAGGACTATATGCCTTAATACATCATTTAGAAGAAACTGAGAAGGAGGTAGCTAATGTATTTACAAGTAGTTGAATGTCTTAAATGCCATAACCATTATGGAGAGAAGAATAAATTTATATCTGTATGTCCTTTTTGTGGGAATGATGATACAGAAAAAACAATTTATTTAGCTGAAGAAAGTAATATTTATAAAGCCTTTATGCAAGGCGAGGAGAATACTAATGGCTAATACTTTGCAATTAATTTTGCTATTATCATTTATGATAGTATGCCTATACGGTGTATATATTTTATTAAACGACAAGAGGTAAAATGAGTTTTTTTGAAATTTTTCAGATCTTAATTCTATCAATACTTGCCTATTTTGTTATAGGCAGTATTGTTGGATTTATTTATTTGAAATCTAAAGGCTATCTAGATTAAAGTCCCGACTATCAAATACTAGTCCCGACTCCCCGACTTGTCCTCTATAACCGTTCCCGACTTTTGCTCTAAAGCCTTAGTCCCGAGCAGTTGCGCTAACCTCTTTTCAACTTCGTCCCGACTCATCTGATCAACCTTCCCATGCAAGACTTCCCGACGATCTACAATCAAGCCCCCGACCTTTAACAATAAGTTCTGGGCATTTATCGCTGCCGTAAAGTTTCCTTGCGCCCAAGCGTCATCTCTAAGCTTATACAGATCTTCGACTGCCTTATCATGCGTAAGCTCAAACTTCTTCTTGGCCTCAACCATCAGCCGTTCATACTCTCTCCTAACATGCGCATACTTCCCGCCGGGTCGCATATACCTTCCGACAACGATTGGATTTTTAAATCCTGCCTTTTTCGCCGCTTCCGAAAACGTAAGAGTAGGATCGTTGACTGCATTCCAGACAAGCAATCTCTGTCTCTTAGTAAGCCTCTTCTCTCCCTCGCTTAGGTATTCGATAGGCATGTCATCTGTAGGCTCCAAAACTGGCTCTACCTTAACACTTGCTCTTAATCTTAGATCTGGTGCTGGCATCTTTGTTCTCTCTTATCTTTACGCTAATTACTTTGCAATTATATCTTCTAACAAATCTTACTACATCCGGTCGCTCAAAGAAAGCTATCAGATCTTCGTTTAAATACTTCCTACACTTTTCGTTCAATTTACTCATACTTTTGTCACACCTTCTGACAAAACTCTGCCAAAACTATCAACCCCCCGTAAAGCCCTATAATATAATAAATAAAAACATATATACGTATATATATATACCTTATTTATTAGTTTTGTCACACTTTTCCTTACCCACCCTTTTCTTTTACAATTTTTGAGGGTTTTAGGGTTATTCTCAAAGGGTATCCTGACAATATGACAAAACTGCCAAAAGTGCATTCTTATCACCTTTTTCGCGTTTTGACAAAACTGACAAAATGACAAAACTCCCCCATTTTTGCCAATATTTGTAGATAAAAGGGTGCCTTTTGTCATATTTTTACGACAAAACTATTCGTCGTCGGGAGTGAAGACTATCTCCTTAGTAAAGCCAAAAGAATTATATAAAATATCGTCTATCTTTTGTATGCCTATATCGGGAGTTTCTGCGTAAGATAAAAGTTGCGCGGTTCCGTAAGTGAAGATCAATAAAGCTACATCTTCTGCGTTAGCGCCTCTGTCGGTAAAATCAGCAAAGATATCATTCAGACGTCTTTGCATTTCTTCTGCCGTAGGTGGGCCTTTTTTAAAGGAGATAACTTTCATATGTTTATTGTATAAGAAGTGGGATCTTTTGTCGCGAACTAGATCCCAAAGTTCAGAGTATATGGCGACTGCATCTTTTATTTTTATACAAGCCAGATGTGGTGCCTGTTCCGGATTAAAGTGTTGTTACAAGAAACAAACAAATAAAAAGTCCTATTACCATCCAGAATATTTGTTCTTCGTATTTCATTTAGCCCTCTCCGTACTTCCAGTTGTTATTGGCTGTATGTTCCCTCCAGGTATCTTCCAGATATTGCTCGTCTTCCAATAAATAGTTATTAGCCTTATCGCGAAACTTCTTCATACCTGCGCAGAATTCTGCAAAGTCTTCGCAGCCGTTATCAATAACTTCTTCAGCTACTATGTCTGCATCTAAAAGCAAACCTTTTAATCTACTCATATCAATTTACCTCTCTTGAATTATCAAGAACGTATTCAGCATCTTCTATTGCGCTATGCAAGACGCTTATAAGTTCTTGTTCGTGGCCTTTGGCTTTATACAAAAGACCAATGGCTAGATTATGTACCAACAAATAAGATCCAACAATAGGATCCATCATGTCCTTGTTTTTATCAAGGACACATTTTGTTGCGTAGTTTTTAAGCATATCAACCGATAAGTTGAAGGCTAGGTTTGAGTTTTTTTCAAACTCTTTGTGTTTATAGTTTTTCATATCATTCTCCAGATTTATGAATTAATTACAAATAGTATAATCATTTTTGTTTACTTTGCAAATATATTTTGTTATTCTTTTTCTAATTATATTTTTAGGAGAAGATATGAACGAACTAAACCAACTAATGGACCAAGCTATAGGCATACCTACAGCTACCGGTCCAAGGCATTTATTAGATATGCAAACAGACCTACGAGCCTACAAAAGGCTAACGGAGTTTGTGCGTTATATTTATGATCATCATCCTGTGTTATTCGACCAGGCGTATGCAAAATCTATGGAGAAAGTAAATGAAAACTAAAGAAGCAAAAGATCTTGCAAAAAAACCTGTAAGAAAAAGAGTTAGGAAAAAACCTGTTGCTAAAAAAGTAGCAGAGCCAGAAGTAAAAGTAAAAGACTTGGATAATGTAGAGAAAGTCCAGGTTGTATTAATAGCGCTTATTATTGCTGGCATGTTTTACTTTGGTATCTAATGCCGCTTAGAGACTACCAGCAAGAGGCCTTAGACGCCTTGGAAAGCTATGTAGCGTCGCAAGAGGGTAACCCCCTTGTTGTGATGCCTACTGGCTCTGGTAAGTCTCATGTTATTGCAGATTTTGTTTTGCATATGAATCAACAAAGCCAGCAGAATACTTTGATTGTAAGCCACGTCAAAGAAATCCTGCTACAGAATTATGAGAAGCTACAAGACGCTTGGCCTTATGGAGATATAGGTTTGTATGGCGCAAGTTTAAAAAGGCGAGATAGTCAAAACGATATTATTTATGCCCAGCTTCAATCGGTTTGGAACAAGGTGGACAAACTCCCCCTATTTCACCTCCTCGTAATAGATGAGGCCCACCTAGTTCCCAAAGAGGGTGAGGGAATGTATCGTTCCCTCATCTCCTCTCTGAAAGAACAAAACCCAGAATTAAAAGTTGTTGGCTTTACTGCTACACCTTATAGATTAAATTCTGGAATGCTAACAGACGGGGATGGATCTATATTTGATGCTATAGCTATTGATTATGGAAGCGGCGAAAACTTTGTCAAGCTAATAGACGACGGCTATTTAGCACCCTTAATAACCAAGTGTATGGATACTGAATACGACGTAGAATCGGTAGGATTAAGGGGTGGGGAATTTATCCAAACGGATCTACAAGAAAAAATGAACGACAGAGGAAGAACAGAAAAAGCTATTCAAGAAGTTCTTATTAAAGGCTTGAATAGAAAAAAATGGTTAATCTTTTGCGCTGGTATAAAACATGCTGAAATGGTCTGCAAACTATTAGATTTCAGTAATATCAGCGCAAGGGTTATCAGCGGAGAAACACCTCCAAAAGAAAGAGATCAATTAATAGCAGAATATAAAAGCGGTAAACTAAAAGCCTTAGTAAACTGCGATGTCTTGACGACTGGGTTCGATGCCCCTATCACCGATCTCATCGTCATGTTGCGTCCTACCCAATCACCTGGTTTGTATGTCCAGATGATGGGTAGGGGTATGCGCCCAGCAGAGGGTAAAAAGAATTGTTTGGTATTAGACTTTGCTAAGAATATTGAACGTCATGGTCCAATCAATCAAATCAAGCCAAGTCAAAAAGGTAAGCGCAAAAAGACCGGTCAAGCAATCGTTAAGTCTTGTCCTGCCTGTAAGTCTTATGTACCTAAGAGCGTAAATACTTGTCCAGATTGTGGCCATACGTTTCCTGCAAGAAAGATAGACTTAGATTTTATTTCATCTAAGTTAGATATTATTTCAAGCGTTGCAAATAAAACTAAGTACGAAATAAAAGTTATAGATATGTGGGTCGGCGAACATCAGAAGATAGGATCAGCCACCCCAGTATTAAAAGTGTCATACAAAACACCCAATAAAATAATTAGCGAATACATATGTTTTGAACATACCGGCTATCCACGCGACAAAGCTGTTAGGTGGTGGAATCAAATGGGAACGCCTGCAAGTTTACGCAAGTCTCCGCCAAGAACAGTAGAGGAAGCTTTATTTAGACAACTAGAGATACGTAAACCAAACTTAATTAAAGTAGATTTTTCTGGTAAATTTCCTAATATAGTTAATCACATATGGAGATAGGTAAACCAGCAGCATTTTATCCGTTCAGAGTCTTGGGAGACTTTGTTTATATTCCTTATCAAAAGACAGACTTTAAATTAGTCTTTAGAGGAAACCAAGATGATATGGATAAGATAATAGAATATTGGCATTTAATTAAATCGCCAAAATATTATAAAACCAAAAGCTTAGCAGAAAACCTGCAAGCTATGTATGACGATTTACAGTATTGGCCAAAGCCAATGTTAATTAACCAGGTCGTTCAGGCCTTATACTTGGAGTATGAAGATGAAGATAGATGAACTAAACACTTATGAATCAGAGCAAAGAGGGGAAGCTTTAATCTTTGCCGATATACCTAACGAGGCTTATCACGCTGGAGTTGGTATGAGCAGTAGTGCTATTCGTAGATTTGGAGAATCGCAACTGCACGCAATAGAACACGTGCAAGAAACCACGCCTGCTATGAATTTTGGAACGGCAGCTCACGCTATGTTAGTTGAAGGCGATGAAGCTTTTAATAATGATATAGCCGTATTGACCGGATCTCCGTATACCAATGCAAATAAAGAGCTTAAAAAAGAATACGAAGAAAGAGGTCTAACTATTATCAAAGAAGCTGAGCTAAATCATATTAAAGGTATGAAAGCCAATATGATAGAAGAGGGTAATATGTATCTTAATCCAGAGGGTAAGCTTGCTGAGGCTAGTTTCTACTGGTATGAGGATGAAGTCTTATGTAAGTGTAGGCCAGACGTTCTCTGCCCGCCTCTAGCAAAACCTTATGCAGATAATAGTGTTGTAGTAGTAGATTATAAAACAACGCAATCCTGCGATCCTAAAGCCTTTGCTGGATCTGTTAGAAAGTATGGCTATGATATGCAAGCAGCTTGGTATAGAAGAGGTATAGAGAAAGCTGGATTCAAAGTCCAGGAGTTTGTCTTTGTAGCTCAAGAGAAAGTACCACCTTATGCTGCAAAGGTATTTAGAATTACAGAAGAGCAAATGGATATTGGCTGGGAAAGAATGGAAGGCTTTTTAAAAGACTATAAAAATTATTCAAAAGGCGGACATTTATCTATTTATAATTCGCCAAATATTGTAGACTTAATACTATAACTATTAGGTTTACAAATATGCAATATATGTCGAAATACATCTGTGTCTATAAAGACGAACAAGAACTCCAAGCGATTGTCATACCAGCTCCTAATCAGGATACAGCTGAGTTCTTTGTTAAGTTTGGCAAGACGTTAGATCCAGAAAATGATTTCGACATATTAAGTATTACCAAATTCAATCCAACAGAACATATCAGTTTAAGAATTCATTAAGAAAAGGCTAGGTGGGAATCAGACTTTACGGAGAATGATGGAGGGTCCCTTATGGCGTCCTAGCAAGCCAATTAAATTATAACGAAGGCTTAGCTGGTTTTGCAGCTGGCTCTTCAGTTACCCAAGCAGGCGGAGCGTCAGCAGATTCTGCTTTCATTCCCTCTACTGGTTTAAATTCAAGCACTTTGTTCTTGTCACCGTAGTCTGGATTGTCGCTCTTCTCTATACCGAGTTTACATACAACCTTCCTACCAACAAGTTCAGAGGCATTTGATGGTGGATTATCTTGTAGACCCAATGCTTTTAATAATTTAGCAAAGTTTCTAGAAGCAATCTCTCTTACCATTTCCTGCTTACTGGCATCACCATTTTTATACCAGAGGTTGTAGTTCTCTCTGATGATCCAGTTATTATACTTATCTTCATCTACCTGCACTTCTAATTTTAGGTAGTTATTACCAGCTGCGGATGTAGTCTTCTCGCAAACACTAATCCTGCATCTGTAATCGCCCTCTGGAATAAAGGAGTTACCTTCATCCTTAGCATCAAAATCAAACTTGACGTCAGCAAAATCGCTCATTTATCTTCTCCTTTAGTAGTAAAACCAAGCTTATTAATAATGTATGATAGGTTAGGCTCTTCAAAAGAATCTAACTTACCACTCCTATCCTTAGCGATATAGTTATCGCCAATTGTTGTTTGCAACCATCTATTGGTTACTTTCTTTCCTTCTTCATTCTCTTCAGTAAATGTTCTAAGACATAATACTTCATCAAAGAAGTAAGGAATCTGTGTCGGCAGTTTAGCACCAACCATCATAGGCTGATAGTGAAACATACCTGTTGACTCATCTCTGAGCTTGTCTTCTTTAGCAACAAAGATTACGTGAATCTTTAGATCTCTAAACCTACGCATAGTTTTAGTCATAACTTCTATAACTTCTCCATAGGCTCTTCTAGGATCTTTAGATCTAGCTTTTTCTTGCGCTAACAATAATTCAGACATCTCAGTCACACTATCTAAACAGATAGTATCGTAATCAAGTTGTCCACTCTCTAACAACGCAGCAATCTCTTCAATCTCAGATGCTTCTTTAACTTCAATAGCGGTTACATTCTCTGCATCTTTAATAGATAACAGACCAGCCTCCATACTAATAATTAAAGTCTTACCTGGTGCAGTAGCACACGTTGTTGTTTTACCGGCGCCAGAAGCACCATAAATTAAAAGCTTGGCCCCTTGGTTTTCTACCAATTGGCTCGGACTTTTAATACGTTCTAGGATATTAGACATATTCTTCTCCATAAATAATAAAAACCTATTTTAAAATAAAAAAATATAATATACAATAGGTCAACTAGATAAATTAACGGAATGTAAAATGAACGAAATTAACCCAGTACAATGGAAGGTTAATTATCTTTGGAGAATAAAGAACTTAGCTGATAAAGAGCTAAGTGTCTACACATCTCAGAAGATTGAACCTGAATATAAGGAGCGAGAAGTGAGAAGAATAACCCTCAAGGAGTATATTGAATTTGTAGGTATTGAACCTGCGGCAGAACTGTTTGGCTGTTCGCCAGCATCAACCAAGGCTTGGAGATATGGGATTAGACAACCCTCTATTAAACAAGCTAAAAAAATTATTCACGCCTCTGGCGGGAGATTAGATTTTGAATCTATCTTTGGACCTGTAGAAGATGGTGTTGAATAAAAGTGTTCAATTTAAACGTAACAGCGCAGGATTCTGCGTTGGACTTAGCTCTTGCGTATGCTGAATATGGACTGAGCGTTATACCTCTTCAGAGGCATAATAAAGTTCCGCCTAAAGAATTAGGCAGTTGGGAAAAGTATAAGACAGAGCAACCAACGACAGAACAGATAGAGGAATGGTTTAAGGACAGAAACGATTTAGTTGTAGCCTTAGTCTGCGGTAAGTTTATTGTCGTAGATGCAGATACACCTGAGTCAGTTAATTGGGCAGAAGCCAATTTACCAGTAACGCCTTTTAAAGTAGCGACTGGTAAGGGTATGCACTATTACTATAACAATCCGGAAAACTTTACAACTTACGTAGCTAGAAGGACTGAATTAACAGACCCAGCTAAACTTATTGACTTACGCGGCGTCGGTGGCTTAATCATTGCTCCACATAACATACATGCTACTGGCGCCATCTACGAACCTATTGTCATACATGATTGGGGCCTAAATGATATTGATGATCTTCCAGACTTTACCAAAAAACTTTGGGTAAAGATTACCGGAGCAGAAAAACTAAACGGTAAGCCCATATCTGCTCCGTTATCAATCAAGGGCGTAAAGGAAGGAAGTAGAAACGACCAAGCAGCAAGACTTGCTGGTTATCTAATAGCAAAAGAAATAAACGTAGATTTTGTAGAGTTTTTTGTTCAATCTTGGAACAGACAAAACAACCCACCTTTAGATGAAACAGAAATATCTACTACAGTTAATTCAATACAAAAGACGCATGATCGTAAAAACCAACAAGCACCTGCTTATATAAAAAGTACGCATTCAATTGCTGAGCCAACTAATTTATATAGTCCTCCAGGCGTTCTTAAAGATATATATGATTACTCAGAGAATATAGCCAAGATATCTCAGCCAGCTATTAGTATGCAGGCTGCGCTATCTGTTGGATCTGTTGCAGCAGGAAGAATGTATAGAACAGATATGAATAATTTTTCATCTTTATTCTTTATGTGTATTGCTAAATCGGGTCAAGGTAAAGAGAACATCAAGACTGTTGTTGAATCTATATTAGATAAAGCAGACCATTCTAATTTAATGGCTGGTGATGGTTATACATCTAGTGGTGCTATCTACTCTTTACTTAGATATAAACCAACTCATATAACGGTTATGGATGAATTTGGTAAACGTCTTGAAAGCATATCTAAAGCATCTAACTCAAATAAAGAAGACGCTCTGCAAGTGTTAATGGAAACTTGGGGTAGGTGTCATGGTGTCCTGCGTCCAGATAATTATTCAATGATGACGCTTAACCAAAAGCAACAAAAAGAGGCTATGGATAGGTCTACAATTAAACCTGCTATTACGCTGGTCGGTATGAGTGTTCCTAAAAACTTTTACGGTGCTTTATCAACTGGTCGTATTGTTGACGGTTTCTTAAATAGATTTATTGTCGTTGAGTCTCACGTGCCAAGAAGTGTCGGCAGAATGATACCTTACGTTGAGCCGCCTAAAGCTGTATATGATTGGGTAACTGATATAAGACAAACCAATAATGAAATGGAGCAGATAGCTAGAGATAATGCTGAGCTAGATTTTAAACAACGCATACTTACCTTTGATGACGATAGTAGAAACCTGTTAGAAAAACTTGCATACGATTTAGTTGACCAACAAAACAAATTAGAGAAAGAAGGCTTAGAAGTATTGCTATCTAGAACTAGAGAAAAAGCTATGCGTCTTGCTTTGATAGGAGCTTTAGCAGATAACAAACGAGCTAGAACTATTAGCGGTGATATAACTCAATGGGCTATTGATTACGTTTATTACTACGACCAGTTACTAATAGAGTCTTGTAAAGATAAAGTTGCAGGATCTGAAATGGAAGGACGTATCAAACAAATACTTAGCTTTATTCGTTCTCAAGGCGAGTGGGGTATCAGCAAGCGTGATATAGATAGACGTGAAATATTTAGAAGTATGAAGTCATACGAGGTAAAAGAAATTATAGAAAGACTTAAAAACTCAGGGGAGATACAAGAAAAAGATGTAAAGAAATCTACTACAGGCAGACCAACAAAACGTATTGTTGCAATAGATCCTGAATTTTTTAACGAGGATTAATATGAAGATAGACAGAAGAGCCTTAAAAGAAAGCGTAAGTGATGTAGGCGTTGGTATTCTTATTGCCATACCTTTAAGCTTTGCTGTATTAAATGTGTGTACTTATTTAAGATTAGACAATCTAACTATTTCAATAATACAAGTTGCAGTCTTTACAATCGTTGGAATTATTAGGAAGTATTGCGTAAGAGTAATATTTAAAAAGGGAGATATAAATGGAACAACCTAAACCAAAGATGGAAAATATTAACGATCAAAAACGAGAGGAACGCGTTGCTGGTTTTATAGAAGGACTCTGGAATGTTAGATGTCATAAGCTTCCAGTATCATACGGCCTAGATTACTGGTGCGAAAGCAAAGAAGTTTCTTTTTGGATGGAAGTAAAATGCAGGAGTTTTGGTATAGATAAGTATGACACTTTATTGTTGTCGTCTAGCAAACTACGAATGGGTGCTGCCTTATCAGCTGCAACCAACCATCCTTTTGTTATTGTCTACGCTATGACTGATAGCGTATACAGTCATACGTGGCAAAGAGATAAGGTGTATGACGTTAGATTTGGAACAGTAGCAGAGCCTATATACGAAGAAGATTCAGAACCATACATACATTTTAGTAGAGACGAACTTGAATGCTTGTCGCCGCATCCTCTTGGATTTGATAGA